GATTTAATCCATACATAATTATATTATTTGTTTAGGTTGGTGGGGAGAGGTGGAGTCGAACCACCACAGGAATCTCCGGCGCATTTACAGTGCGTTGGGCTCGCCACTTGCTCAGCCTCCCCGCAACATCAAACTCTTCCTTATCTTCTGGTAAATTAAATTCTAAAATTGCTTTCATAGTTTTTCTCCACATCCAAGAGTTTCATTTTTTATTTACCTGGTGGACGATTAGAAATTCTCTGGCCAGAAAACCAACCATCAATATACATTTTTTCTCCGCTTAACGGCGGCATTCCTCTATGCATGTGTGTATATCCTGCAGGCCATATTAATGTTTTTCCTACCTTTGGTTTTATTCTTAATTTTTGTTCGAGAAATTCAGTTTCACCACCTTCTTCAGGAGCTTCTAGATATGTCATATATACTATTAATCGATTCAAATATTCAGGCTCACCATTCTCATAATGCCATGCGTGATACCCCTCAGACTTTCTAACTTTATGAATCTTGAAAACTTCATTATAAAGTACTCCATCAAATATTATACCATATTTATTCACATAACGTTGAAAACATTCACCTAAGTATTCAAAATATGCTTTAACTGGTGGTCTTGGAAATATGGTAGAAAATAAAGGAGCTACAAACGCAGATTCATCCTTTCTTTGAAGGCCAGGTGAAATATCAACTTGAAAATCATTTTCCTTAGAAAGATCTACAATTGTTTGATTATTTTTAGCCTCTTCCCAATTTTCTACAAATCCATTACACAATTCTAATGGAACGCTTTCATCATATATTCCTATATGTTGATTATATTCTTCTTTCATTTTATATATTCCCATTTTGGTTTAGGCTTATCTTCAACTTTAATTTGACCTCTTTTCCAGTATTCTTTTTTTCCTTGCTCATCAGTAGCACTATGAAACTCTTTGAAAGATTCTTCAGTAATACCAAATTTAATATTTCCAGAAATTGAAATTCTTTCTTCGTCACAATTATAAAAAGGATGAACAAGATGTTGTAATTTTGAAGGAAAAAATAACATAGTTCCCTCTGAGTCTTTATCTAAAAGATAAGAATGATTTATAACATCACCCAACATTGAACTATATACAAATTCAAAATCAGATGCTCTAGGTGCATTACTATTAGCACTAATTGGTATTTCGTGTTGTTCTCTCCAATCAGTAGGAATTTTTATCCATATCACAAAAGAAAATATTCTACTATGATTATGCATCGGATTAAAATCAGTTTCCCTTTGGAAATTAACCCAAAAAGTATCTAAACAATAAGGTAAAGCCTTCTCTTGCACTCCGGATTTTGTCCGAGGAAAGAGATTGAATACATCATTGCTTACCTTTTCCATATACAACGGAAAATGTTTTTCATATTTTTTAAGGCATTCAATTAATACATTTTTGAAAAACCAATCATCCCTGTCTTCCAAAGAAATCGATTCTGTTATATTCCCAGCTAACTCATGATTAATATTTACTGGATTCTTTTTGGCATAATCAATATACTCTTCCAACCTACCCATTACATGAGATGACAGAAATAACTCTAACCATCCTAAATCGTTTGGAACGTGCACATTTAATTCCATATCATCATTGGAGGACATAATATTAATTTTTTTCGTATGAGTCACAAAACTCTTTGTAAAAAGCGTTCCACATTACCATCAATCCTTCTTCTCTACCAAACGCTTCTATTTCCCAAGGGAGATCATAATATTCATCTATTACTATGTCTTTACCAATTACAAATCCTGAAGGAACACCTTTCCAACACATTTGATGTTTACGATAACACAATTCTTTTAAAATATACTGCTTAGCATGAATCAATTCATGTACAAGTGTTCTGAAAAATTTATATTCATCATCTAACATTGAAGAATTGATATAAATTTTTATATGATTCTTATTAACCTTTTCTATAGTCTCTTCTTCTAATCCTTCTGGCCAAGTAACACCAAACTCATGCTTTTCCATCTTCCTTAAATGAACATCAATCTGAGCTTTTTTGTAAATATAATTACTCTCAATAAATCTATTCAAAACAAAATGACAGAGCAAGGAAATCCTCAATCTGAAATCTTTTATATGTGACGTATGGTTACGCCCTGAATAAGTGCTTATAATCATATCATTTTTATTTATGAAAGTGGCCGAGGACGCGAGAGAAATAGAGAAACGCCCCCGACCGAAGGAGGGATGATTTTAATTAACTGCTGAATCCGCAATAAACCCTGTTGCCCACTCTCTTAACTCGACAACATAATCATCATATTCACCGTTCCATTTGGAACCTTCTAAACGAGATGCAGTTTCAAGTACATCTTTCAAAACATCATCAGACATTGCTTCAAACTCAGACCAATAATTTTCAAAACCTTCAGAGGATTCTCCCCATCCGGTCATTTTCGCATACAACCATTCATCTCTATCAACATCATAAAGATATGCAAATTCCCAATCAGAATGTGTACAATCATGTTTAAATTCTTCCATATTCTCATATACAGAAGCCTCTTCTTTATTTGCTGAACCTGATAAAGACTCTTCAAGATTTTCACTTAATGAAGAATAATATCCACCTTCAACAACTTCTCTCGCACCTTCTGCTGAGTTGAATGCACTTAACAAAGTCATTCCAACACCAGACAAATATCCATCATAATGAACATAGGCGGAAGTAATTTCTACTGAATTACTTTCTCTTACTGCTACTACTGATCTAGTTCCCATTTTTTTCTCTCGTTAGGGGTTAATCATTTATTATTACAGGTATATTATACCAGGTTCCAGGCACAATGTCAAGTTTTATTCAGGATTTCGGACGCCTCAATCTTTTTGACGGTTTAATCATGGTCTTCTGATGCTGGAATCGAACCACGCCAGGTGGTGCACGCAGCGACCAATTAGATGATATTATAATTTTTTCTGGTCTTCCTTCTTTTTTCCCATGAGGTAATGCAGTATGTAATACATGTGACGGAAACATAACCATTCTACCAAGCTGAGAAGAAATATTATAAGTTTGATAAGTTACACCATCCAGTTTAGGATTTAAAAACTCCGTGCGTCCTATGTCTGAAAGATACAAAATAGAAGACATATTACAAATTGGAAAATCATATAACATAGGATTATGATTATGCATTCCGTGATATCCCATTTCTTCATAAATTGCAGTCCAATATTCAATATGTTCGCAATACATTTCTGGAAGAAATGACTTCCCAATTTCTTCTATTAATTTTTCATACTCAAATAATTTTATAGGATTATTATAATCTGTCCAATAATCAATCTTAGCGTCGGTGGAGGAATCTGATTCCAGATATCTTTTTTTTATTTCTGTCTTATTTGCAGCAATTTCTTTACAAATTGGAATTATTTGATCTTGTGAAAAATCAAATACATAAAATAGTGTTGGAAAAACTTCCAGCCTGCCGATTCTCATTGTCATTTTGTATTTTTAATTAAGGACATAGGGGATTTCTTCTGATATAGAACCATAGAGATCATTCCAAATAGTCGAGAAAACATTATCCACATTATCTCTATCCAATATTAAAAAATCTCCATAAGAATCAATGATAATATAATTACCGCCATCTTTAAATTTGCGAATCAAATACTCTTCCACCACATCAACATAATCAGAAATATCGATTAATTCCTGAAAGTTTTCTATATTCATTTGTACAAATTTTTCTTTGTGTTCTCCAAACAAGTTTTCGCTCTTTCTAGTTTCTTCTTTCGAATCTTTTCAACCTGTTCATGATTTGAAGGATTCACTTTAATAACATTCTTATCTTTCAAAATCTTTGACACAAATTCATTATTTGCTTCATGTGCTGAAATTTGTTTTTCAAGTAAAGTAATTGCAAATTCTCTTCTTAAACGTCTTCCTTGTGCACCTTTCATAATCTTTCTCCTTTCATAAAATCTATAAAGCCAAACGCTAAACCGAGAAATAACGCTGACACTATTATATCACCACCCATAAATCCTATCCAATATAATCCATACATACCTATTAAGTATCTAAGATATTTCATGGATTCCAATTCTTAACAAGTGATTTAAATTCATCTACTGTACAATCAATTAAATAATTCTCATCTTCTATACCCTCTGGTAAATACACTTTTGCAGATTTTGAATTATTAAGTTGGGCATCAAGTGGTCTTAGATTCTCCAAGCTCCACGTCTTTTGGAATTGTTCACAGAAGTCATAAGGCTCTTTCATATAAGGGCCAAAAAATGCTCTAGGAATTTTATGTTCTATTTGCCAATGTCCATCGCCACGTCCATTATTTTCCCAAGTCATCCACGTTTCAAATAATGATTCCATGTGATTAACAAAATCAGACCTATCATAATTTACTTTAGAATAAACACCAGAAATATAATTATGTACTCTTTCCCAGGGCTGACGTTCCAATCTTATTGCCGTTGTTAATGCTCTTCGTTCTGATGTATCATACTTATGATCCTTTTTAGATCTTTGTATTCTTACACACGGTATACAATAATTTGGATGCTTATATCCCTTACTAGAAGTGACCGCAGAAAAATTTCCATGTTCTGGAAGAATACCACAATTTTTACATTCACGCATTGCTTCCATTCCAGGAAGAGATTGCGTTTCAAAAAATATTTTATCCCAAGGGGTTTCCATAATTAACTTAACATAATATGTTTATAATATAAATTCATCTTTCACTATATCTATACCAATCCGGTTTCATATCTATTTTTTCTTGAAGTCTAATTTTTATTATTTTAAGATCTTTATTATTTGGTTTCCAATTTTTATATAAATCATCTGGCCATTGTTCTCTTTTAAACACGCGTGACGGATCTGGTTTCATTCCTCGCATTTTCATTTCTTCAATTAGTTCCAAATATCTATCATGTAAATACTCACCTTTATTAAAAAAGAATTTAACGTGGCCCTTATTTAATGTATAATCTTTCGGTAACGTTTCTTTTGTTTCATTCCATTTTGGTGATTTTAATGAACGTTGCAATGCTGAGCCTACCATAAAGATTTCTCTATACTCTGCAACTAAATGTTGGTCAGCTAATTCTTTTGGTTTTATTATATTGATTCTTGTCATATCTCTTTATCTATAAAGTTATCTTTTATTTTAACTTCACCATCTTCTCCACAATGTGGACAAAAAGCTAATCTACTCGGACTATCAAATTTAATTTCTTTATTTTTATTCACAGTAGGTGTAAGTGCATGACTCCACCACCCTTTACAATATCCACAGGTATAATGATATAAAATCTCAATTGTATATTCGTGCATATTTTTCTACAAGCGTGCGAAAAAAAGAACCATGCAGTTGTCCTTAGCCTTCGATACCTAAAACCTTTGGTCTGCGAACTTCTCACGAATCGTCATCACCGCTCTAGTGTATGCATTTCTGCAACAACTTGCACATAACATTCCTACCTCAGAGTCACGAGTGGGGGAGTTACCCCTAGTAGAGCAGTACACGAACTGTTACTATCTCTGAACCATTCCAACCATTGGGTTTAACCCCTTCTTACTCAGAATGCTTAGGTTCTTAATTTTTATAAACTTAAAACAACAACTACTGCAAGGTATAACATACCAAACAATAATACAGCTGTTGCGATTTCTTCTAACCACATTTTCATATCTACCTTAAACTATATCAAATATCATTACAAACATTGGTGAAAAAATCAATGCAAGAAATAAAATATGATATATTGATCTTTCAATTCTCTCAGCAGTCCGCTGAAAACATAAATTTCTATATTCAATCATATTGCTCCTAAATCACTAAGGTAATTTTCCAATACATAATAATCACTTCTCTCTTCTTCAGAAGAATCATTATCAATATCTACACCGGCTCCGTGAGCCTCAAAATAAGAACTAGTTAGTTCTTCTAAACTTCTATTTAAACTTAAATCTATTTCCAAAATTTTCTCTCTATCTCAATTTTATGAATATCTCTCAACTATTGCTGCGAGGTCTTCTTTACTTAGTGAATCCTTAATGGAAACACATTTACCATTTTCCTTCTTCATCGCCGCAGGCGTCATCTTCGCCCATGCCGCTTTTGAAGAACCAAGTCCCTTATTATTTGAATAAGAGGTAATGAACATTGGATCACATTTTTCGTGATTTGTAGAACGGATATTTGAACCTGCCATATTTTTTCTCTATTAAAGGTTTCTCATTTACTCAATTAACTTACAGGTATATTATACCAGGAACCAGGCACAAAGTCAAGTTTTATTCAGGCTTTTTTTAGCCTGCTTCAGTTATTGTATGTATATAATCTACTATGGCTTCACCTAAAGTTGACACTAAATTCGCTGCACCTTCAACACCGGCTTCAACATTGTTTGGAAAATAATATCCCAACACAATACCAAATCCTATAAAAAGGACAGGAGTAAATATCTCTCTAAAAATAAACATATCTTCTCTCTTTAAAATTAATGGAAGAACGTTAGTCCATCCAAGTTATCAAAACACGTCTGGTTCCCTCAACAATTTTAGCAACCCCATGTTTCACGGTCTGATCATAAAAATAAGTTTCACCAACCTGCAAGTCTATGCTGGAAGTCAAAACATTATCTGATATAAGAAGTTCTCCACCTTTCAAATCTTTACTCTTATTTAATATTGTAACGGTGGTCAACTTTGATCTATTATCATGATGTAATTCTGCAAAAGAACCCTTACCATATTCCAGCATGTAACAAGTGTCTAATTTATAGAATGGAGAAACTTGCTCAATATATTTTATTTTATCAAAAAATTCTTTGTGTGTGGAATATGGATGTAGTCTGCGAACATTGTGTAATTTATGATATTTTTCGTCAAACAATAATCTATCCGTATCACAATGCTCAATCCAATACTTATTAAAGTATTCTATAACATCATCTTCAAACAGGCAGGTTTTCACTATTTCTAATTATGATATTCTATAAGCTTTGGCTAATGTTGGAATGTCTTTGACTCCACAGGAATCCCACTTTGCAAAACCCTCAGAACCAAGTTCCCATCGAACACGTTTGTTTACTAGTGAAGAGATTCTATTGAACTCTTTCACATCCATCTCAGGTGTTCTATCTGTAACAGTTATCTCGCCACCATTTCGTTTGAGGTAGTTGAACCTCCACCAGAATTGTTTGGTTGATACAATTTTCATATTAAAAAGAATCTTCTAATTCAATTTTTCTATTCTCTAAAACTTTAACACATATTTTAAGATGTCGAAGTTCTGTATTTAATCTATTAAGTTCAAAAATATTTTTAGTAATCTTTACTGCTCTCAATGTATGTCTTTCCATACTCATAAAAATTTCTCTCTTAAAATAATGAAGTGTACATCCCTGTGTGGGCTGTAAACTGATCAGTCAACATATCACAATAAATGTTATTGTATTCACAAACAGACTTCTCTTCAAACTTTCTGGTCAACTTACAAAATTTCATATCGTAAGTGTCTAGTGAATTCAATGTGATTTTCAGATAGTTTGAATTTGAACTATTTCGACCAATCCTCATTGAAAGAGAATCTTCCGTTCCTCCAAAGTTCTTAGCCCCTGTCATCATACGGAATTTATTTCCGCCTAGTGTTTTTAAAATTGTTTCTGCTACTACTAAATTACTCATGAAATCATCTCGGCTAAAAGTGCATCATTTTCCATTTCAAGTCTTTCAATCCTTTCCTTTAGAAACTCTATGTGATATCGCTCAGCTGGATAGTTTTCATTCCAAGCAGTTTCTTCTGTATCATTTACTGGATCAAAAATTGCTTCAGAATTTTCTCCAAAGTCTTCTTCCGTTGCCCTTACATAATTACTCATGATACCCTCTCACTATTTTTTAAAAGTTCTTCTGATGAAATCTCATACCCAAAAAAGTGCTTATCAATTTCAACGCAGATGTCACCAACATTGGTGCTTCTTAACATTTCCAAATCAGATATTAACAGTTTGGCTTCTGCCATTGCCCAAAGTCTCGCTTCTTCAAGTGACTCAAAAATTTCTGAAGAAAGGAATTTTCCCTTATTGATTAATCTTGCTACAAAGTATGTTTCGTTTTTTTCCATAATGTTCTCTCTATTAAATATTCTCAATTAACTTACAGGTATATTATATCAGGATCCAGGCACAAAGTCAAGTTTTATTCAGGCTTTTTTTAAAATAAATAAAAATGATTGTGGCTTGAAGTGATGAGGTGCATTATATACCAATTCCATTTCTCAAAAAACGATATATATGAATATGCAATAAACAGTAAAATAATAAATTTCAAATTTAGAATATTAAGTAACATGATAGTCTCTCTATACCAGGTCAAACTCTCTCTGAACAATATCCCTCATCTATTAAATTTGTAGCGGTTCTCCCAAACCAACCTTGTAATGACCATGCAAGACCTGTATTAATAAGATGTTGCCATGCCCTAATAAATTCTTCTTCTGAAGATGCTTCCTCTGCACCTTCTGCTATCATCACTGCTTCAAAATTCTCCATATTCTATAACGCTCCTTCGATTAATTCAACATGTTCGGTGATCACAATTCGACCACCAGTGCCCCAATGTCTGATGTGGGCCGCAATATCTTCATCATAGGAAAGGACAATCTCAGCCCATCCCATTTCACCATCTGAACATTCATAAAAAGTTCTCAATCTACACATAATATTTTCTCTCTTATTTAATTAAAGGACAATTCCTCACTTATTTAACTTACACTTATATTATATCAGGATCCAGGCACAAAGTCAAGTTTTATTCAGGCTTTTTTTAAAAATATTTTCCAACTAAAAACCCAGCCAAGAATATAAACCAATCAAAAAAGAAATGCATTAGAAATGATAAAGCAAATATTTCTTTCCAATGAACCTTACATATATCTAGCGTTTCAGCGAATCGTTCTAAAATCTTTTTTTTCATTCTATAGTATCTTTCAGAATTTTATCATAAGGATTAGCAAGTATACCACCTTCCCATGATTCAATAGCGTGTCCTGCTTCTGAGAGAGTATGGTGAAATTCTCCACCCATCTCGACACCATCCTCATATCTTCTTACCATATACTCTCCTGAAGTGGGAGAACCAAATACGGTTTCACCTTTACTTAATATTTCTATTGTTGCTGTTTTACTCATTTTATTTCACCTTTCAATTTTTCAATATAGACGGCGGCATCCATAAGTTCTTCCTGAAGATGTTGGAGCCATTCTAATGTGCTTAAATCCCCCCTCTCAGTAGTTACGCCGTATTTTATATATCCTTTCTTTTCTCTAAACTCAAGTTGCTCTATTACACTCTCAACATTCTTATCCCTTTTGGGATTAGCGGAAAGTCCACTAACTATTATCTTATCTTCACTCATGCGTTCTTTTCCTGGCAAAAATTAAAAAAAAATTTTCATTCTCTCAATGGTTATGGTTTTTTAGAAAAACATCAACAGCACCAATCCAATTATCCTTAGCGCTCTCAGCACACTTATTAGAACATGCCCAAGCTAATTCCTTAGGCAAATTCCAAAACTTTCCAATATCTATATTACATTCAGACCGGATATATACTTTCTTACATCCAGAACAAATTCTCGAAGACGGGTAAGACATTATCCAATCCCCGTCCAGCGAACATTACCTTCGAAAGTATCCTTACGGAAAACATTCCCGCGACTAAAATTTCTGGCGGGGGCTTTCCAACCAGCCGGTTTCAACATATCCCCGCGACTAAACTTTCTCTCATCTTCCTTAACAATAAAACCTTTGACACTCTCTTGAGTACCCGCGCCATTGCTTCCAATCAATTTGTAATACTTGCGCCCTTCTTCTACTCTCAGGTTATTACAATAGTTGTGTATCATTTCATTCTTGACATCCATATTTTCTGAATGTGCATTAGGTTTGTAATTACTACTCCAGTTGCTCCACTCCACATAGTTCTCTCGCATGAAATCTAATACGCTCTCTATCGCATCTTCTATATCCACTGCTTTACCATCTATGAAATTTTCTTTTGTAATTATTTCGTTTCTCATCTAATCTCTCTCTTTGTTATTATTAATCACATCCGCTGATTTGAGAATGTACTCTTATTATACCATAGTCCTGCGGAGATGTCAAGTTTTTTGTGGTAGAATCTTTAGACCACAAAAGGGCGTGCCGCTGGAACGACACTCCAGGCCCCTCTCAAATAATCGGTTTGTTTTAAATCATATCTTGTTTCCAATTGTAATCATATGTTTCATTATTCATTGGTATGTCTGGCAGAATTTTTTCTTTGGAGACTGTGATAACCTCACCCTCGAACATCTCTACTTCTTTCATGAGTTCATTATTTGCTCCTATTAGATATTCAATCCGCTTTTCATATTTGGATTTAATCTCCTCTTTTATTTGTGCCCTTAGTGCCTTTTCATAGACAAGTGCTGCTAGACGTTTTGTTCTATGTTGGTTAACCTTATTCATATTCTTTTTATTTTCTAATTAATGTTTGGATGCTGGTTACTACTCTTGCGAGCACCCACTCTACTTTTAACCCAACCCTCACCAGCATATATGCTCAGGAAATTTTTTTATTTAAACAGTCGCGACATGCTCAGGATTTTTCATACTTGATCCCCCCGGGGTCCCCCTCGCTATCTCTACCAGGCCCCCCGGCCCGTCGGTCGGCGACATACATAGTTCAGCGTGCGGAAAGCCCCAGCGTGAACCCCGCCGGTGACTATTATTGCAGTTGGTCTGCCTTCCTTCTTTACATCTTCTGTCTCTTCTTATGTGTATGGGGTCGACGGGGTGACGTACTCTAGCGACACATCTTCCCTCACCCGTGTCTGAGAGGTTTGTTCCCTCTCTCTAATCCCTGACACTCATCTCACTCGCCGTCACATCAGCCGTCTACGTCCACTTAACCTGCGTCTTACAATTGTCCCTTAGTCGAACAACACCGCAATGGGTACTCTGTAGGTGACTAGCGGGGAACAGTCAGAGAATCACTGCTCCCTATTTTATTTGGTCATTTTATACAATCATTGTTGACCTATATGCCTATCTATCTTTCTGAGGTTAATTTAAAAGGGTTTCTTATTCGCTTATCTTGAGGAGCTTCTACTCCCGGCGCTCCCCCATCCGGGCCGACCTATTTGCATTAGTGTCGATTTAATTTGTTGACCCGCTCATACACAGAACAAGCAGGTCGTTCCCATTCAAAAGGGATTCATTCATTTATTTAACTTACAGGTATATTATACCAGGACTGTGCGGAAATGTCAAGTTTATTCGTGCTCGCATTAATCTTTTTTTTGTCTCCAGATAATGTCAGATCAATTCAGTCGTGTCTGTTTTAACGGATCACACTGTATATTGTATCATCATAACGGGTCAATGTCAAGTTCTTTTTTCGGGAGTTCAATGTTTTTGGGAGTCCAATACAATTCACCTCCTCCTTTCACCTCCACCCCACGTACTAACCTCCGCTGCCGTAGTCCTATGCTTGCTCGGGCAGAGTCCAATGTATTCGGGAGTTCAATACTTTTCACCTCCACCAGGGTCAGATCACCTCCACCTCAGAAATGGCTTACGTTGTCCTCAGATTGCTCTATATGATGACGCTTTCACGCCGTTTGATATTTGATACGGGCAGCCCGGTATAGGCAGCTCATCGTCGGGGGGTATTTGGGAGCTTGGATTGTTTTGCTGGATTTTTCGCGGCGCTCGCGGGCGCTCCACTTACTTCTGTGGTCTATTATCTATTACTGAATGAGTAATAAATTGACTTTACGTGGGAGGAAACGCCATGTATCATTAGGAAACGTGTAGTATTAGGGAACATGTGTCATTAAGAAACACTTATATTCTCTATCGTGTCTTAATTCTTCTCTAAAAGCACTTTTTCTTTTGCTATTCTTACATTAAAAGTGAGTTCTGACCACCCACTACTGAGTTACTCTTCATCCTTATAGAGAGCCTTCATGAACAACCAGAATGCTACGGTTGATTCATCGCCTTCGTGTTTAGTCTTTTTCATGT